AAAGGAACAAGTAACATGAACCAAGTAGCAACAAAAAAAGAAGGAGCGTTAGCAACAAATTTATTTGAAGCTGATGCATCACAAGGCGCTCAGAATATATCGCAGGAAGATCTTGCGTTGCCTTTCTTAAAAATTTTGGGCCAACTATCTCCAGAGGTAAACAAAAGAGATGGTAAATACGTCGAGGGCGCAGAACCTGGCAAAATAATCAACACTGTTACAAATGAATTGTACGACAGTCTTAATGTTGTACCGTGCCATTATAAAAGGCAGTACATAGAATGGCAAGACAGAGGTACCAGCAGTGGTGCACCTGTTGCAATTCATGAAGCAGATAGTGATATCATTAGTCAAACCACTAGAGGTAAAGACTATAAAGATAGATTACCAAATGGTAATTATCTTGATAACACTGCTAATCATTTTGTATTGGTACTCGGCAATAGCCCAACAACAGCATTGATATCTATGAAATCTACACAATTAAAAGTTAGTAGAAAATGGAACTCAATGATGATGGGTATTAAAATGCAGGGTAAAAATGGATTATTTACTCCGCCAACATACAGCCACATTTATAAACTATCAACCGTTCAGATGTCTAACGACAAAGGAACATGGTTTGGTTGGGATGTGAGTAAAGTTGGTCCTGTCGAAAGTAAAGATCATTACGACATGGCTAAGAACTTTGCAATGAGTGTAGGTAAGGGTGAGATCCAAGCTAAACACGGTTCGGAAGAAAACGAATCTAAGCAACCATACTAGATCCTAGGTAGTGGGCGTCTAAGCGAGAGTGGAAACGCCCACTTATAATGTATGATTGAAAAATTTAGGAAGATATTTACTGGATTAGAAGAGAGGTTTGGTTATCACATTATCGATAATGAAAACACCTCAATAAAAAAGTCAGGACAATCTAAAACTTCACATTATCCACATGACAATGAAATGTGGAAAGCACATTTAGAAGGAAAAAAATTTAAAGTTAATTCAAAATATGGAGATGTGCTTGCAGATAGTTTAGGTATTTGTCCAATAAATAAAGATAGCAAATGTATATGGGGAGCTATTGATTTAGATAACTATAGACCAGACATACCAGAATTATTTAAAAAATTAAAAAGCATAAACGTACCAACTGTTCCTGTTAGATCAAAAAGTGGTGGTGTACACATATTTATTTTTTTAAAAGATTTTGTACCAGCATTAATTATGAGAGAAAAATTACATTCTATAAAACATATTTTTGGTGTTGAAAAACCAGATAGGGTATTTCCTGTACAAAAATATTTAAACTTAGATAAAGGCTCAGCAGGTAGTTGGATTAACTTACCTTATTATAATTACAAAGAAACAGAAAGATATATGATAAAAGAAGATGGCTCTAAAGCTTCTATAGAAGAATTTTTTAAAAAATATGAAGAAAGTTTAATATCATTTGAACAATTAAAAAAATTAGAATGTGTCTTTGAAGATGAATATTTTAAAGATGGACCCCCTTGTCTCCAAACTCTTGCAAGTTTTGGAATAGAGAAAGGAAACAGAGACGACGTATTATTAGACATGACTCGATACATAAAGATGAGATACCCAGAGAATTGGCAGAATAAAGTAGGAGAGTATAATACTAAATTTTTTAAACCAGAATTAAACTATAAAGAAGTAGAAAAAACTATAAAATCTAGAGACAATAAAGATTATCCATATCGTTGCGACTCTGATCATCTTGGAAAGTTTTGTAATAAAGGTGAGTGTATCTTAAAAAAATATGGTGTTAAATCTATTAAAGGAATACGAAACACGGCTCTTGGACCACTCTCTTATATACGATCAACGCCACGACAATGGTTTTTAGGTTTTGATGGTGAAGAAGTTAAATTAACATCAAAAGAATTAACCAATCAACAACTAGCAAGAGAAGCTGCTACAGAACAAAGTGGTAAAACACCACCACGTATGAAACAAGTTGATTGGGACTCAGCGATAGCCGAACTACAAGAAAGAGCTACAGGAGAAGATGCACCAGAAGAAAGTATGCCGATGTATAAATTACAAGAATCTCTAAAATTATTTTGTTTTCAAAATAGAAAAACAGAAGACAGATCAAGAATAGATAGAATTCCTTTTTATGATAAGAAAAATAAAAAAGTGCATTTTGTTTTTGATACATTTTATACGTACATTACTGAAACTAGAAAATGGAAGTTTGCAGAACATACAACACATACTTATCTTAAAAATATTAACGGATTATCTAGGGGAAAAATTCATATAAAAGAAAATATAAAAAGAAATGTTTATACAATTGATGAAACTAGTTTTAATGAAGAAGATTTTAAACACGAAAAAATTATTTTTCAAAATAAAAAAGAGGTTATGTGAGATTTAAAGTACCAAACTATTATCACGTAACTAAAATTTTTGGACCTCCAGGGACAGGTAAAACATATAATATTTTAAAAATATTAAAAGAAAAATTAGATTATGGTTATGCAAAAGAAGATATGTTATTGGTAGGTTACTCTCGTGCAACCGCACAAAATTTAAAAGATAGATGTAAAAAAGATTTAAATTTTACAGATGAAGAATTAGAACCAATACAAACTTTACATGCCTTATGTAAACGTGCACTTCCAAAACCAGAACCAACTTTGTTATCTAAAAAAGATAAAGATAGTTTTTACAAAGCAATAAATTTACCTAGATCAGAATGGTGGTCAAAAGATAATTATAAAAAAGTAGAAGATGAAACAGATGATGATGAAGATGACGGGGATCAAACTATTTTAAAAAAGAAATTAGATTTAATAAACAAAGGTAGATCTTATCATTCTCATGGTGATACTTGGGAATCTGTTCGTTATTACTTTGACGAAAAACAAGAGGACTATTCATACGGAAATATAGAAAGAAGAGATTTAGAATTTACTTACGATACATATCGTGATTTTAAGGAGGCGTATGGAATAATGGATTTTACAGACATGTTAACGTTAGCATTAAAACCAGAGGTTACTTTTAAAAAATATAAAATTGTATTTGTAGATGAGTGCCAAGATTTAAATCCTTTAATGTGGGCTATAATAAATAAAATTATAGCAAAACAAGGAGACATATATTTAGCAGGGGACGATGATCAATCAATCTTTGGTTTTAACTGTGGTACACCAGAACTATTTTTAAACTATGAGTCTAATAAAGATATAGTATTAGATAGATCTTATAGATTGCCTAAAAAAATTTTAAATTTTTCACAAACAATCATAGGAAACATAGCACCTAAATTTAGAAAAGAAAAAGTTTTTGGACCAAAGATAAAAGATGGGGTTGAAGTCCAAGGTAATATAATAGAAATAGGTAAAGATATACATTCTGTTCTTGGGAATGTTCAGAAAGATGATTGGATTATGTGTGCAAGAACTACCACAAAAACGTTTGATTATAAAAAAATATTAATGGAAAACAATATTCTTTGGAAAACAAAAGCAAAATCAGGATCATCAAATTCTTACAATTATTCTATAAAACAAAAAGTTAGAGACACTTTAAACATTTGGTATAAATTAAAAAACAATGAAAAATTAGATGGTAGATATGTATGTAAATTAATACAAGAAATAAAAAGCATATATCTTAGAGTTAAAAAGAAAGATCACAAACCAGAAAAAAGTGTTTTGTTTTTGTCGGATAATTATTACGATTATAATGATTTAGTCAATAGAAATGTTTTTGAAAAAGAGTTTGACATTCAAAAAGAATGGTTTGATTATATTCGGTTTGGCAAAGAAGATGTTCAAAATCAAACTTACGTTAAAAACGGACAAGAGATTTCTTTATTCTTAGATGCAGATGAAGCTCACGATTACATAGTTGAAGTATATAAAAAAGATCAAACATTGATGAATACAAAAATTCTTATTGGAACAATACATTCCGTAAAAGGTTTAGAAGCTAAGAACGTTGTTATCTGTGATGTTTGGAGTTACGTTTGTTATAAAAATTTTAGAGAAAAAACACCAGAATTTAGACGAGAAGAAATACGTTGTGCATATGTTGCAGTAACAAGATCTTCTGAAAATTTGTACATGTATCGACCAGATCCTCGTTTAAAAATAGGAGAAAGATCTTTTGAAATATTGGAGGTATAAACTATGAGTAAAGTATGGGACAAGCAACACGGCGGGAGCCACTATCAAAAGTATGTCATACAGCCAAGCAAGTTTGTAGTTGAGAACAAGTTGCTATATCCTGAAGGTTGTGCTATTAAATACATCATAAGACATCAAGATAAAAATGGGAAAGAGGATTTGTTGAAAGCAATACATTTTATAGAAATGATTATAGAGAGGGATTACAAGTGATACAAAAACCATTGTTTAAACCAAGCACAGAGTGGGTTCATCCAGAATCTTTTCCCGATTTATCACATTATAAAGAAATAGCAATTGATTTAGAAACTAAAGATACAGAATTAAAAAAGATGGGACCTGGAATGTTTAGAGAGGCGGGAGAGGTTGTAGGCTTTGCAATAGCTGTGAATGATTGGGCTGGCTATTTTCCAATAGCACACGAAGGTGGTGGTAATATGGATCGAGCTAAAGTTATATCTTGGATACAAAATGTTTTAAATACTAATTCTTTAAAAATATTTCACAATGCAATGTATGACGTTTGTTGGTTAAGATCTATGGGGTTTACAATCAATGGTACTATTATTGATACAATGATAGCAACATCTTTGATTGATGAAAACAGAATGCGGTATGATTTAAATAGTGTTGCAAAACAATACACAGGTTTATCTAAAAATGAATCAGCATTAACAGAAGCTGCACAAGCATGGGGTATAGATCCAAAAGCTGAAATGTATAAATTACCGTCTATGTATGTTGGAGAATATGCAGAAAGAGATGCAGAAATAACTTTAGCTTTATGGCAAGAACTTAAAAAAGAAATTCAACATCAAGACCTGCATTCAATATTTGAATTAGAAACTTCTTTATTTCCTTGTTTAGTTGAGATGAAAGCAAAAGGTGTAAAAATAAATTTAGAGCATGCAGAGATGGTGCAAAAAAATTTAATTAAAATTGAAAACAATATGATACAGGGCATTAAAGATGAGATTGGTTTTTCACCAGATCTTTGGGCTGCTAGAAGTATTGAAAAAGTATTTAATCATTTAAAACTACCATACCCAACAACAGAAAAAACAGGTGCACCTAGTTTTACAAAAAATTTTTTAAAGAATCATAATAACTATATTATTAATTTAATTAATAATGCTAGACAGGCCAACAAAGCTAGGACTACATTTATGGAATCTATATTTAGATATGTTCACAAGGGTAGAATACATGCTGATATAAATCAATTAAGATCAGAGTTTGGAGGCACTGTTACAGGTAGATTCTCTATGACTCATCCTAATTTACAACAAATCCCTAAAACAGGTAGTGATATGGGAGACCAACTAAGGGCTATATTTGTACCCGAGGAGGGCCATAGATGGGGTTGTTTTGACTATTCGCAGCAAGAACCTAGGCTGGTAGTGCATTATGCTGCTTTGACTGGTTTACCGGGAGCTGATGAGTTTAAAGAAGATTATGATAAAAATCCTAAAGCTGACTTTCACAAGATAGTAAGTGACATGGCTGGTATACCAAGAGATCAAGCGAAGACAATAAATCTAGGTAAATTTTATGGCATGGGTAAAAATAAATTAAAAGGTGAACTAGGTATTGAGGACGATAAAGCAGAGGACATTATAAGACAATATGATGCAAGAGTCCCGTTTGTAAAACAATTAATGAATCATGCAATGGGCAGAGCAGAGCAACGTGGACAAATCAGAACTTTACTTGGTAGACTTTGTCACTTTCATTTATGGGAGCCAAATCAATTCGGTATACATAAACCCTTGACACATGAAGCCGCACTCGTGGAACACGGACCAGGGATCAAAAGAGCTTTTACATACAAAGCTCTTAATAAATTAATACAAGGCTCTGCAGCTGATATGATTAAAAAAGCTATGTTAGATTTATACAACGAAAAAATAATACCTTTAATACAAATACATGATGAATTAAATATTTCTATTGAAGATGAAAGTCAGACAAAAAAAGTAATTGAGATTATGGAAAATGCTGTTAGTTTAGAAGTCCCTAATAAAGTTGACTTTGAGTCTGGTAAACATTGGGGAGAAATAGAATAATGAATTATGGCTTATCTCAATGTAAATATACCACCTACTTATGCACAAATAAAAAGGGAGTATCTTTATGATCTTAAAAAACATAGGGGAGAAGTTGAAGACTGCATTATCTTTGGTCTTAGCGCTCTTACAGGTCGTGCTATACTATGGCATGCTATTATGGAAAACGGTGCAATATTTTATCGCTTACCAATTAGCGCGTTTATTCAAAAGGGATTTGAGCCATCCAGAGTGCCCCCAAGACGACTTGATGAATTACAGCTCTGGAATTGTTTTTCTTATTATCCTTCTGTTCATCGTTGGGACATATTAGATGGACAAGCCGGTAAGTATATAGGCAAAGATAAAAAATGGCACGCAGGAAAATATTTATTTACTGTTGACTTTGCACATCCTGAAAGTAATATACTCGACACTGATCATTCAGAGATTCCGCACGAACACAAGTGCGCTCACATAATTGCGTTAGACGATGGCAATTTTGCAGCACAACCAAACAATCGATGTATATGGGACATACCTTCTTTTACTGTGAAGGACGATATACCTGATTGGAAAGTGCAAACATCTGAATGGAACGTAGAAGATAGTAGAGCATGGCGGACAGAAGATACCGACAAGTTCTTCTATGAAATAGAGGAGAAAAAAAATGATTGATAAAATAAAAAGTAAGGCAATGCATTACTGGTCAAACCATAAGATTGAATCTATTGTGTTTGTTGTTTTAGTAATAGCTTTGATTATTAAATAATGAATTTAGCAGACTTATTAAAAAAAAATATAGTAATGGTTCCGGTTGTGGCTTCGGTCTTAGTCGGAACTTTTACCGGTGTTAAGTACGTTGTTAATTTAACAGATACAATTAATGCTAATAAAGCAGAGATAGAAAAAATTCAAACAGTAGATTTAGTAAACATACAAAGAGATATGAAAGTTTTGACAGATGGTGTTAACACTGTTATTGCAAAATTAGAAAGAGCAGAAGGCACATGGGAGATGGCTGAAAATTTATATGAAGTTTTAGCTGATAAAGTTAGACAGATGGAATACGACATCAAAGATTTAAACAGAGAGATAAACTATTAGGATGAACTATGGAGATTGCCAGGATGAATTATTACTTTACAGGTACACTAATCATACTGCTAACTTTGTTAGCATTCTGTGTAACTCCTGCATATCCTAGAAACGAATATCTTAACGACGGCAGTTCTAGATGTGGTGAGGTAGATGTGTCTGTATCTAACCGTGATTATGAATATGATAATTATGATCGTAGTTGGAATGAAAGCAACTCACAAGAATTAAGATTAACATTTAGAAAATATTTAGGCACAGACTGTAAAACGTCAAAAGAAAATGCACAATTAAAACAACAACTAGAACTTATGAAAATGTGCAACAAGGTAAATAGAAACCCTAGTCTTGCACAAAATCAAAACTTTGCATTGTTAGTATCTAAATGTAGAGGTGTAGTGCCACAAGTAGATGAAATAGAAACCATGCCTACAGGCAGTCTATGGGATGAATTAAAAGACGATTATATTAAGGAAAATCCAGATTCTAAGACTTTAGACAACAATAACAGCACGTTGAAAATACCACCAGAAGGGTATATACTACCAAAACCAAAACCAAAAGATGACTAAACCATTAAAAATTTCTGAACAGGCCGCCGTGCAGATGCCGATGAAAACGGTTGCTAGCTTAATTATGCTCGTTGCAATTGGGACCTGGGCATACTTTGGTTTACATGAAACGCTAAACACGCACGCTACAAAAATAGAATTAATGCAAAAAGACTTAGAACAAAACTCAGAGTTTAGAATTAAATATCCACGTGGAGAACTTGGTCAGTCTAGTGGAGAAGCAGAGCTCTTCATGTTAGTAGAGCATATCGCAGGATTATTAGAGGACATAGATTCAGAAGTAAAAAGCATGAGAAATAATGCCGTTAATATAGAATTTTTAAAAGATAGAACAGAAAAACTTACAGAAGACGTAGAAAAATTAATTAGAAACGGATCAGGAGCACACTAATGGTTGAAATGGTATTTGCTTTATTACTCTTACAGGACCACAAAATTATAGAACACCGTTACCACGAGTCGTTATCAAATTGTCTTAAGGCCAAGCGTTATGCTATGAAGGACAAAAGCACTAAAGATAGAGTTGTATACAAGTGCATTCAGTCTAAGGCAAACGTAGAGGTGTACATGGGGGAGAAGAAAATTCTTTCATTAATCCTTGACTAAAAAAAAGAATCCAATGGCTAAGTATCTAAAAGATAGACGGTATCGTCAGATTGTGATAAAGAATAAGAAAGCTTATGACAGGAAAAAATTTCAAAATAACAGCAGAAATAGTTAATGGTGTTTGTCCAACTTGTGAGGAATACACAATGTTAGTGGGTATTACTAAACAATTTTTTAGATGTTTAACATGTGGTGCAGATTTAGAACAACACGTAAATGGTAAAATAAGTTACATACCACATTTATCTAAGAGCACATTACAATCAAAAGTAGAACAATATTTTAATGGCGAAAAAAGCTAAATTTGGTGTCTCTACGGCACCTAGGTCAAAACCAAGAAAACGTCCAGGTAGGCACACAAAATCATTGAATAAACATAAAAAAAGACAGAAAAAAAATAACGGTAGACCTTGACAATATCCTAAAATCTCCTACATTCTAGGTATGAAAGAAAAAACTATAACAATAAAAACAAATGCAATATCTCAAAGACAATACTCAACACTGTTGTTAGAATTAAATATAATGAAACAGCAATGGAGATCTTACGGTGTGCATCTAAACATATCGGCTCCTAGTTTAAAAAAAATAATAACGTTAGGCACATCGAATGGCACAGAAAAAAAATCCAGATGAACTAGCAAATCTTTGGAACAAAACAAAAGATCCAAAGTATAAAGAACTATGGTATAAACTTATAGAGGAGATGTATGGAACTAATAATTTTAAACGACGGACTTTACCAACTGATTCCAATCACAAAACAGATGATGGATGGAATAGTGTTGACAAACGACGTTAGTTGTTTTGATTTGTGTGACATTGTACGATTGAAACTAACAACTTTTGTTGATAGTCTTAATAGATATGTAATGAACGATGATAGCGGATATTTTTTTGGGTGTATGTGTAACTAGTTTTTTTATTCTACCCGCAGTTATTTTACTGTGGATGTGGAATAAAGAAACACCAGTTTTAAGAAAGGAAAAATAATGATCGAAGCAATCATAATTATAGAAGTAATAGGTCTTACGGTTTATTTTTTAAATCAATAAACACCTACCCTAAAGAGGGAAATTAGTAAGGGTAGGTAATGGTGAGAAGATTCTTGCCATTACCATAATTCTGCTATATTGTCAAATAGTCTGCTGTGGAGTGCAGGTAAATCTAATATAAATGCTGTGTTCATTGACATCTTGTCTGCCTATTTCTTGCATTTTCTTTTGAGATTCTTGATAACCAAACATCATACAATCATAAGAATTATCAAACGTTTCAGGCCACGGATATGGTGGCATACAGGTAGTATGTACCTGTGAACAAATAATTAAACTTAACAAAATTTTCATACTTGACAATCCTACAATATCACCTATATATGGGTTATTAATATGAAAGGAAACACTAATGACAGATGTAACTAAATACAGAAATGTCTCTCTAACAAATGAAACATATAGATCAGGACATCTTTTATCAACTAAAATGTTTAAAGGACTGCAGGTCTCTATGTCACAACTAATTGAAGTTTTAATTTCAGATAAAATAAAAAATATGAAATTAGAAAAACAGTTAGAAGAATATAGACAACCTACAAGAAGAACATTTAAGAAAAGAAAAAAGAAGTTAAATGGCAAAATTAAAAAAAGCTAAAGTGACAATACACATATGTCCAACTTGCAAAGGCAATGGATATTTAAAAGTTGCAACAGAAGGTAAAGATACAGTACACCAATGTTGGGACTGTGACTCGGAGGGTGAATACTATGAGACAACTGATATGGGTTGGATTGATGATGGTACTTCTGACAGCCTGCACTAAAGATTTGAAGTTTGATGGCTTTGATCCAACAACTTCAGTAGTAAAATGGGTATTTACAAATGATGCTAAATAAAATTTTAACTTATAGAAAAGGACGAGCTCCAAGTGGCCAAAAATGCTACGCGCTAAACACCTCTGGAGGTTACATATCGGGATTGCTAAAACCATACCCTGAGTATTCGAGCCTTTGCCTTCTTGGGAGTACGTGCACGGAAACCAGGAGGGTTGTATGATTCCTGATACAGACAAAGCATACATCGCAGGATTGTTTGATGGTGAAGGTAGTGTGTTTTTTAAACGTGCTACTGAAAAGAAAAAGAAACATAATGGTAAAGGTTATCGAACATCACAATCTATGCGTATCAACATGGAAATAACTATGACAGATGAGTCTGTTATACGATGGGTACACGAAGTGTTGGGTTGTGGTACAGTCACACGTAAACCACGTAAAGGTTTACGTAAAGACGGTACAAAATATTTGATGCAATGGCGATGGCGTTGTACATTTAGAGATGCGTATTATGTGTGTTGCTTAATATGGCCTTGGTCGCATACAAAATTAGAAAAGATTAATAAAATTTTAACACATTATAATGAGCATAAAATTATGAATGGTAAGGTGGTTAATCTAAAAGAATATAAACAACTAATGAGTTTAGAATGATTCTAAAGTTTTATATGTGGATAATGGGTTGGTCTGGACAATTAAGTTCTTGGGCGTGGCGAGAGCATGTAAAAATATTAAGGAGTGAACAATGGCAAAAGAAAAAGAACAGATAAAGATATCAGTCAATACATTTAACTGGGGACCTTGTGTGACTAGATTTAAAATACAAGATGATTTTAGAAATATATTGTTAGAGGAAGCTAAAAAATCTGAACAAGATTTTAGTGATAGACTAGCAGGACAGATTGCAAAGGAACGAGGATATAGTGATGCTCAACGTGATAAAATTATACCCTATCTATCTCCATATCTTGGTATTTATGATGAAGCATTTCAAAGATATCAAAATAAAAGATACGAACATGGTAATCCAGAATACGCTTTGACTGCGTTGTGGTGTAA